GTCATGGATCAGAATGTTAGCTCCGATCCACAGCAGATAGAGCACTAGTAGCCCCTCGCCGACAACTCGGTATGGGTTTTTGGCCCACGGCATGTAGAATCTCATTTTATCTGCCTGAAATTATCTAACACGATCCAGACATAGAGCGCACACCCGACCCCGAGCAAGGCCGATGCGTAGCCGCCTCCGAGATGGTAGATCATCGCTGCAACGCCTGCCGCGAAGACCTTGACCAGCGCCAGCCCGGCAACAACGCCAAGCCGCTGCATGATCCACGCCACCACAGGGTTGTTTTCATGCCCGCCTTGCCGCAGGACCTTCATGGTGGTCCAGTAGTCTGCGATCTGCAAGACGATCAAAGTGCCGAGCAGGATTTCTGTCATGGTGCAATAACCCCAAAAGTTTTCCACGTTCCGGGAGTTCCCCCAGCCGTGCAAATCCACCCTTCATACCCGCCAGCAACGGGCGCACGTGCATACAATTTGTAACCCGTTGGCCACGTTCCACTAATCGGGGCTGTTGTTACGCGTTGAACTTTTGTCTCCGGGATAAACACACGAACTGGGTTACCAATATTGCCTCTACCTGGAATTGAAGTCCCCATATCCCACAGCGCATATCCGCTTATACGGCACACCAATCCGGCAGCAGGATTAACACCGAATGGATACATAAAAAGTTGGAAACTTGTAACTGGCGCAAGCGCTTTTACAATTCCGAAATATAGAACAGTGCGCCCTTTAAGACTAGTTGTTGCTCTATGAAAACTATAAAATTGTGGGTTAATAAATCCTTGTGATGATAGGCTATTCACTCGCAGATCAAATTCTGGCTGAATTACCGGAACATCTACGTATGTAATTGCAAAGCAAGCCGCAATGTAACTGTCTTGCGCAATTGACAATCCCGTTTTTGTGTTGGAAACAACACCGCTTCCCGTGCTGGTATAGCTCTTTCCCGCAGAATTCGGTATGCCATAAAGCGTCCCAGCCGGGGCTGTGACGTAATTACTTCCGAATTCCGTGAACCCAAGTGGGTTGTTGTTTGTAATCATTGCCGGTTCAAGGAACACCGCTACGGACGCATTTCCAGTAGGAACCGGATCAATAGCCATTTCCGAACTACGAAGGTCGAAAGACCCTAGGCAAGACGGGATTATCCGATCGTTGACGGTGGTTCCGATGTCATGAATCAACCTAAGTGGTTCCGTCGATAGGATATTCTGCCAAAAGTTGCCTTCAACAACAGCATTCAATGTGTTTTCAAGTTGCACACAATATGCGCCGTTATTTGCTTCAAAGTAATTTTCCGCTACCACTACTCCACGATAGTTGCCGATGATCCTTACTGGGTTCGGTTGATCTTCTAATGAGTTTTGTCGAATTGAAGCTGCATGCGCCGCGATATCTATGCCACCTTTAAGGTTCTGCCCCGCTTCGTTTTTTTCAAAAACAAAACCGTTCCAAGTGCCGGTAAGAGTCCTGGCAATATATTTGTTCAGATTGATCGCGCAGTTAATGATTTTAATCAAGCCCTTTGATGTGACGCCACCAGTGCCGTAAGTGTCAAAAGCCGATGTAAACCCATGAATTCCCACACGATTGAAAGTATAATCCCGGTGGAAATTGCCCGATCCGTCGAAGCCGAAACAACACGTCGGCATACTACCCGCTTGCAGAGTGGCAAAATTAATACCCTCAGCCGAAAATGTGCTGGCCGTATTGATCGTATTGCTGAAGAAACGAACCGCTGCCGTGCCCGAGTGGACCGGCATGATCGTGGGAGGCCCATCAGTGGACGGCACAAACAATTTTGGATACACCTTGCGCCGCCCAGTCCCCGTGAATCGAACGCTAGGGCTGTCAATCAGGATTTCTCCAGTTACTTTATATGTTCCGTTCGGGAAGTGAATTTCCCCGCCCTTAGCAGCCCTGACCGCTGCGACTGCCGCCAATATAGCGGGCAAATCGTCAGCTACGCTATCGCCTACCGCTCCAAAGGCCTTAATGTTATAACCATTTGCACCTTGCTGCACATACAGCTTGACCCCGCCCGCCGTGATGGCATGATAATCTACTGCCGCCGATGCGGCCACCTTGTAACTGAAACCTTCCTCAAGTGTGGTGAAGTAATCCCCCTCAACTACCGTTTCGGCCATGCCCTCGGTGTAGGTTTTTTCAATATCCGCCAGCACCGCCGCAGCGGTTTCAAACGTCCCAACGGGGCGTTCTGTCACAACAACATCCGATTTAACCGTAACGTTCCGCGTAGCATCAAAATAAAGATACGAATTGGCCCGCACGTAGGGAATGTTGGTTGTGGCTGAATCGTTGACCGGAATTGTAAGCGTCCTGTCTGCCCGCTCATTACTTTGTTGTGACAAGCGTGTCAGTTTGTCCAGTGCTGCCTCGTGCGTTTCTGCCGGGAATGCGTCGGTTGCGGTGTAATCAGTTTCTTGCGTCTGCGGGATTTCACTGTTGATCGCGATCGTCGATCCGATTGCCAATGGCACCGGCAGCGTTACCGTTCCACCAGTTTCATCCCCGTTATTGATCACTGTGTAATCTGTGATCAGAACCTTTTTAATCAGTGTGGCCCCATCCCACACATATACACCAAGATCAGTATCATCGAAAAAACGATACTCGAACGCGAATGCTGTTGATACACCGTCTCCAATGTATGAAACACGGTTCCCGGTTTTTGCGATTGTCATATTACCACCAGAGAATGAGGGAAATTGTCACGGCGTCGCCAGCGCCAGAGCCAATCGTTGGCTTGAATGCCACTGCAACTTGAGCCACCCCGGCAAGAAAGGCCGCAGTCTTGCCAGTCAACGCCGTGCCAAAAAGATCGGTCAAGGCAATGTAGTTGGTGCCGTCAATCGAACCTGTCAGCCCAACCACCGTGCCAACGGCAAAGGTGCCACTTGCTTGCACCGCAGCACGTGATGGTCTCGTTGCCGAGTATCCCGTGATCGTGTCCCCAGTAACCATTCCGGCCCATGTAATCCGCTCGGCATTTGGGGCCACGTTTTCAACCGTCGGCGTAACAGTCGCCATTGCAGTATCTCCTTACTTGAAGCCGCCGCCGCGCTGCACAACGCTGGATGGGCGGACTATGAAGTCCTGGTTGAGTTGTTTCTTAACACGCCGTTCCATGCGCCCAAGATAGCCCGGATTGAGCATTTCCTGTAGCTGATACCATATCATATAGTCCATTGCCCCTTTTGCATAGAACAGATTAGCGAAGGGCAAATTGCTTTTAACCAGCCTGATCGCATCACCCGCAAAGTTGACGTTTTTACCCGTGGCAATAGCCCGCGCCGAATTCATCAATTGCACAAAGTCTGCGATCGTTCCAAGGCCCGGTCCCGCCAGTGTCTCAAGCGGCCCGCCAAAGTTGCGGTTGGCCTCGGCAAACAGGAAATCTCCATAAATTCCGAGCGCACCACCCTGCATCATTGATGCCAGCACCAGATTTGCGCTCATCTGGCGCGGCTCTTTACCCGCCGCGATTTGTTTGGCCTGATATGACACATAGCCAAGCACCGTTGACGCCGCGATAAACGATGCCAGATCAGCATTAGCGCTCACGCCCTTGCCAAGTTGCGCCATAATCGAGGGAGCCCCGGTGCCGTAAATCTGCCGCCCAAGGCTTTTGGTTATCACTGTAACCGGGAAACCTTTGAATTGCGCCATGAACCGTAATGCCTCGCCCTCCGGTGTGCCCGGCTTGAACCCACGCCGCAGAATGGCCCGCTCGCGCGCTCCAGGAACCGGCACCGCAAAATCGCTTTCATGTGTGAACATGGCGAATATTTTTTCGCGCACACCATCCCGCAGTCTCTGTTGTTGCGGCTCACTCAATCCATCAAACATCGCCCCCCGCACCGCGTCCACCTCGCCAGGCATCAAGTATTTATTTCCGTCACTCACTTCCTTGACCGCCTGCCGCGCCACTTCCCATTCGCGCGCATCAATGCCATAGATTTCCAGCAAGCGCCTTCCTTCTGGCGGCAGATCGCCAAACGAATGCACCGACAGCCGCGCCAGATGGTTTGCCATGATGGCAGTCTGGCCACGCTTTACCGCCTCGGTCCATTGCGTTAGGAAATTCAATTTGAAAAACTTATCCATGATTTGCGCCCGAGCGCGCGACATGGTTTCCGCAGGATTCATTCGCGCATGAATTGCACCCAGCATCCCGTCAATGCCGATGCCCATGCTTTCCGCCACGATCCGAGTAGCAGCACCGCCGAACCCTTTGATCGGCGAAAGTAACGCATCCCCAAGCGACTCCAACGCAGTGCGACCTTGATAACGACTCGTTGCCATGACGTGTGCCAAATCCGACGGAACTGACAAAATCGCGCTGCCCAGCTTTGCCAGTGTTTGAATAGCCCGAATATTGGCACCGATCTCTGCTACTCGTGTGCCTGACCCGAAGTTTACCGACCCGTCCAATTCCGCCAAAAGCGCTTCAAATGTCTCACCTTTGGTGTCGAACCCCGCTAATTTCGCCGCGTCGTCGCGATACGTGCGCCGTCCGATCTCGCGCACTCGTTCCAACATCGCGCCAGGGTTTGTGCCAAACCTGTCCATGAGACCAACCGCTCGCGCACTGCGGTCAATGTTCGCCATGAAGTTACTTGTCAACGACCCAGACCCGAATTGGTTGTTGTAGGCCAGCCAATCGTCCGGCGTCTTGAACTCAATGGCGCGATGAACGCTTAACTTCTTGGCAAGATTGCCAGGCCCCTTGAAAGCGCCAGCAATCGGGGCGATTTCGTCGGTAAGCCGAATGCCGCTTTCAGCCGCAACATACGCACTTTCAAGATAATCGTCGATCTTGCTTACTGGAATACGCATCCTTTCAAAATCAAACCGCTTGCGCGCCTCTGCAATCCATGCAGCCTTGCCCGCCAACCGCATCGCCCTAGGGTCGTGACGCGTTGACCCGATCCAGCCGTCCTTGTCACGAATGAACGCCCCCGCATTATTCAGCCGAGCCTTCATTGTTTCGTTGTATTTGTGCATGACCTTGGCGATTGCCTTGGCAGTTGGCTTTGTGTCAAGTTTCTGCGGTGTGCGGCTGGTCAGGTTTGCCAATTCTCGCGCAACGTCCTTTTCCATATCGCTGTTGCGCCGCATCTTGCGAAACAAATCCCAGACTTCGGCTTGCTTCAAGTCATGGACTAGCCCGCCCGTCCACTCCGCGATAATGCCAACGCCCATTGCATCGGCGGATTGCTGTGCACCTTTAATAGATGCGTTTACACCCCCGAGAGATGCCTTGATCCCCAGTGACGGATTACCGGTTAAAGCATTAGCTTCCGTCATCGCTTTGACAAAGCCGTTTTCGATCAATATATTACGAAGCAATTCCCGTTTGGCGTTCATTGCCTCAATCATCGCGTCACTGGCAATTACTCGGCCTCGCTCAAGCAACTTGGCATCTATGCCATCAATCCCAGCGAGCAATTCCTTTTCCATTTCCAGTTGCGCCATCAGATCGTCGATATCTTCTTTCGACAGCCGACCCTTGGCAACCTCTTCTGCAATGTTTCGACAAACGTTCATCAGGTCCTCGCCATACAAGCCGCAGTCGCATTGGCAACTTCTGCCCGTGCCGCGCCGATTTCATCCATCGCATTAGCAGCTTTCAAGTCAGCGGCCTGCGTCGGGCTTAGGTCCATTTGATTAACAATCATTTGCAGATCATCAATATCATCAGGAACACCACTCGGCACCCCGTCAACGCTCTGATATTTCTTCGCCGCAATCGTTTCGTCCGCTACCCGACTGGCAGCAGCCTCATGCGGAATTGGCGCCGTTGATCGTGCCACAGTATTTTCAATCATGTCGCTTTCCGTCAAGATCGCTAACCGCTCGAATGCTTCATCTATTGATTTCCCCTCAAAAACCTGGCCTGCCAAAAATTCCAACTCAGCGTCAGAGCGAACAGCAAACTTTTGCCCATCCGCCTCGCCCATAATACGCTCGTAAACTTTAATGTTGCGCGTAACATCGTCTATTTCTGCTGTTACCTTTCCACGCCCCAATGCCCCCCTGCCGTTCAACTCATCAACCAATGCGTCAATTAGCCCCTGCCGAGAAATGTAACCATTTTCCACGCCCGTAATTTTAGAGATTCCAGGGATACTGTCCTCGAATTCATCCGCTGGCAAATTGTCAAGATCAGTCGCGCCACCGCGCCTGAATAATCCTGGGTAATCTTTGGCCCCAATTCCTTGCGCTGCCAACTCTTCCGCAACGCGCCCCCTCGGATCAATACCACGACTGCGCCGAAGGGTTTCCGCGATTGGTTTTATGGGTTCAAGTTTGGCTTCCTTGGCAAGCCTCTTATATTCTGCCGTAACCCCCTGCCGCGCATAAAATCCATCGAGGTCTATTTTTTGGTCAGTGACAAACTGGCGTAACGATATTTCGGCTGGCGCGCGTTGTGCTTCAATGGCTCGGTAATCAGATACTACTTCATCCGGTGCACGTTGCAGCACGGATTCAACGCGGCCTTCCGGTGCAAAATTGGTCGCATCGCTGGGCGCGCTTGGAACCGCGCCGCGCCGTGCCAACGCTCCAGCAACTGCGCCAACGCCGCCGCCGAACACAAAACCAACTCCGATGTTCAGAAGGCTGTCGCTCATCTCGTAGTCGAGTTGCATCTGCCGTGACAGGCCATAATAGAGCGGCTCAGTGAGCGCCTGCCCAACCCCGCCCTCTACAGCCCCGACGGCGACCCTGCCGCCCACGCGGCCAAATCTTGCTATGGCAGCGGCCTTTCCAGCCTGCCCTACTACCGGGATGAACATCGTTGCCAATTCCAGCGGGTCAGTAGCCATTGCCAACAGGTTTGCGCCAAACATCACCCCAGCCGCAACTACCCCCGATGGTGCACGAGCTGTAACCGCTTGCCGCACTAATTCAGCCCTTTTCGTGTCGATCACCACCTTCGCTTGATCCGGCGTCAAGGCGTAGTCGAACACCAGCCCGAGGTGTTCATTTTGTGCAGTCAGGTCTTCTGCCGATATCATCGTGCCAGCCGCAATGGCCTGCCGCGTCGCTACCGTAACCGTGCCAGTCGGTTGCGCCAAACTCTGCAACTCGGCAAAGGCGGCATCCTTTTCCCCCTTGTCAGTAAGTGTGCCCGCCATTTCTGCCAGCACCGCAATCCGCGCCTGCCGCTGGAATTCCTCGACGCCAATATCGGCCTGCCGCGCGTTGAACAATTGCCCGCCGCGTATTGCGTCAAGAAATGTCCGCCCTAGTGTTGGCAGTGTATGTTTGGCCGCTTCGCCAAGCGGAACCTGCAATTGGCTGGCCGCAGTCAGCCTCAGCATTCGGTTATCAACCAATGGGCGAGTTAGTGGCTCAATCATGGTGCGGTTTGTCCTGTCGCCCGTCTGAATTGGCCTACGGTAAATGACCAACCATGCCCAGGCACAGCCTTCATATCCGCGAACGGGATTTCCAACAGCGCCCCGTCTGTCTTTTGAACCGGCAAATAATATCCGCCAATGTTGTAATGCAATACAGCGCCGGTGCTGCTGCCATTCATCAGCCATACCCCACCAGACGCGGCAACAAGGGCCACCTCAATATCCTGAAAGTCTTGAAATGCCGGATTGTCCAGCGGCTTTATACCGACTTTCCGCAACGCCTCGATGGTCTTTGCGCCATCCAAAGCTGACAACACAATGTCTTCGCTTGGCCCACCGTCAGGAATGATAACCTTCACTTCGGACGTGTTGATTACAGCATTGGCCGGAAACATCTGATCCATGACACGACTAGCTGCAGATGCGGCGTCCTCGCCATTCGCCGTTCTCTGCATGGCAAGTTTTCTGACAATTGCAGCCTGCGATGCCATCATGCCAGGGACAACACCCGTCGTATCACCAGCGCCAAGAACGGCAACGTAGTCGCTCATACCATCAACCACCACCTGGTCTATGTCTGTCTTTGCAGTCGAATATGGCAACAGCTTTACCAAGTCGGTTTCCGGTATCTTGGCCGTTGCAATAATCGCCGTTGCGAGACCGGGATTATCAGCGTATCGCATTGCCGCCGCGTATTCTGGCGCAAGGCCCGCCGCTTCCAATTCGGAAACCAGCCTCGGGTCATTCCACTCCGACTTCATTTGCCTCAACACTTGAGGCGAAATATCGCTACCTGTGCCAACCAGTTGCTGAACCATGGCTGTTGCCGCACTCTTTGGCAATAGAGGCGGATCATACACGCCAATCTGATCCGCTGATGCCGCTTGCAATGATTTATATGCGTCAATCCCAGACGCCCGGATTGCCGGGTCTTGTGATGTAGTCATATCAAGAGCAGTCGCAACGTCGGAATTGTATTTGACAATGTGCCCAGCCGGGTCTTTGTTGATGGATTCAATACGGGCGTTATAGGCCGCAACCATGGTGTCACGAATCGCCACGTCCGCTGGTGTGTTGCCCGGTTTTTCCACAGATTGTTGAGCGCTGAACAGTGCTGAGTTTGCTTCATCCTCACTCATTCCGCCCATGCTATGAATGCGAATGCCAGCCGTCACCATTTGTTGATACTGATCGCTCGCCGCGCTTGCCTCATCAGCAGATGCACCAAGATCGACAAACAGTTGTTCAGCCGCCTCAGCCGGAATTGCGGTTGACGGCAATTTGCCGTTTGCTTCGACAAAGGCTGCATCTTCTGCCAGCTTGTTCGCCAGTGTTTGTCGCGCTGCCGTGTTCTGAACTTCTTGATCACGTGCAATCTTTGCTTCAGCAGTTTTGCCAGACTCCATCAAGCTAAGCATTTGTGATGGGCTTAGTGCATCCGTCCACGCTCCCGCACGAACTTCATTGGCAATCTCTACGTCTGCTTCTGGCCCACCATTGGTTGACCGCACCGACAAGGCAAGCCGTTGCAACGATCCCGCCTCTTCCGGGTGTGCCGCCACCATTTCCGACAGCAAATCAGGGTTGAGAACAAGCGCCTTTTCGCGTTGCGATCTCGCCTCGCTTGCCGCAGCATTGATCGCCCGCGCTCGCGCAACAGATTCCGCTGCGGTCACACGATCCGCCAGACCAAGCCGATATTTGTCCAAGGCAAGCTGCACTCGATCATGCGTTCTCTTGGGCGCGGTTGCCGACAAATCCGCCCGGTAGGCGTCGAATTCGGCTAACGTTCGTTTTGCATACCCCGGCCCCGGCTGGCCCTCTTTCAGCCGCTTTTCCCAATCGTGCTGCATGGTCGCCAGCAACAGGTCACTTTTGATAGCCGCCTCTTTTTCATAAAAGGCGCTGAACGTATTTGCGGCTTGTTGTGACGCTTGCCCCAACTCACCAAGAGCCGTGCTGGCCGCATGACTGACTTGCGCCGCCGGTCGTGCCGTCGGCAGCATTTGCGGTGTGCGGATTTCCACCATCAGACCTGGCCCCCGATATTCAGCGGGTCAACCTGTGAAAACGATTGCACCGCCGCCGAAAATATCTTGAGCGGTGAAACCTTTGATGCTTGCGCTTGAGCCTCCGAACCACGCGCTGCCTGTTCACCCTGGAAAATGATTGTTGCCGCGTCCAACTCATCAACCGCCTGGTTACTGCTTAAAACATCAAACGCCGTGCCTGAAAACGACCCGCCTTGCAGCATCGCCACCCGGTCCCTCGATTGTCTCACACGCGCGTCCCTTAGCGCCCGCGCTGCCTGCACACTTGCACTGACCCTTTGTTCTTGCGCTTGCCGATCAAATTCCGCCGATTGCGCCTTGCCCTCTGCCACACTCGCGACTGCTCCCAAAACCGGGATGACTGCACCTCCGATTGTCGCAATGGTTGACAGCGTGGCAGTAGTTTCAGCGCTAAGCCCCAACAGTGGAATCAATCCTGCCATTATTTCACCCTGACCCATATCGAGTAATCGGAACCATCATTCCCCCATTTTGACGCTACTGGAGTTTCAACGACGAACCCTAGATTTCTTGCCCACGCCTCACCGCGTAAATACCCCAGCTTGATACCAATCTCCACCCGATGCCAGGGCCCGGCGTCCAGTGTTCTTTTTATCTCAGTCGTAATCGCTTTTGCATGTTTGCGCCAACGTCGCCCAAGCCATACCCACGCCATACCTACGCCTTCCCACCGAGGAAGAACGCCACCGATTGCCAACACTTCATCACCATCGATCGCCGCCATGCCGCCGATTGCTTCCAATTCAACCGCGATTTCAGGCGTGATCTCAAATCCGGCATGGATTGATTCTAGCAATTTCACCCCCATCGCCAATTCCGCAGTGAGTGGTCGAAACTCTAGCATCATCTCCCTTCCTGAACTACAACCTGCGGCATTATAGCGATAATCGTAGCCGGAAACAAACCATTCACCGAAAACCACAACCTGCCATCGGTCTCATACCCCGAAGGCCATGACAGCAATGCATCCCCGGAAAACAGAACAAGCGCCCCGCCCATCGGAGTTGACGGCGATCTATACGTCAAATCTGGAATGTCATCCATGTTTGCCAAGGAAGGCCCAGCCGCCCCGCCGAGCGTATTTGAAACCCGGAATGCGCAATCTGTAATCCGCTTGGTCTTACCCTGTGCAGTGCCATCCGCCGCACCGGCATCAAGTCTGCTGGTGGCGTAATAGGACTGATACGCAACTCCTACCTGCGCGGTGCTTGCGGCATATGGCAAGGTTACTTCCCCGTTCGACACCACAGTTGTCGGCGCAGTGGCACCGTCCAACAACAACACCACACTCTCGCCATCGAGGTGGTCAAAGCCATATAGTTTCGTTACCGCTGTTCCATCATACCTCAAGCCACTGTCGCAATAGGTGGCATCTGCAACATTGTCACCATCTTCAAATTCCGGCCTCAGATATTCAATATACGAGCGCGGTGCACCGTTAATTATGCGCGACGTGATGATCCAAACGTCATCCCTCGACCCATCCGGGGCCGGAATAACAGCAACATCCTTAACCTTGCCCATAGTATGTCGCGCCCACGCCCGCGCCTGCTGTGTCGGATCGAACGTAAACGACAGCAATTCACCATCGGCTCGCACAGCCCAAACGATTGCATAAGGCGTTTCCTGGCGCACCAACCTGCTTACCCCGCCGGTCGCAATATGCGTAGCCCGAACCGTCATATCCGGGGCAATGAAACTATCCGTTTCCCACGAGAATTGCATGGATCGAATATTGCGGCCCGATGCTTGCACATAAAGCGCCTCCGACCCAACCTTCACTGGCGCTATTGGTCTGGCACCGTATGCTGTGTGCCCCACCGCTTTGACATTGTTCGGCCCGAATACGGCATTCGCTGACTGTGGCCCGACCGCAAATTCGCCGCCTTCCGTCATAACCAGCAACGCCGTTCCATTCTGCATTCCGACAATATCATTTGCGGTGCCCGGCATATCCAAAGAGATCGCCGTTTCCGCCAATACCTCACCAAAATAATCCACCGCGAAATTTTCATAGTCGCCTGCAACCGACATATCGAGCCTGAGGCCACCGCCAAGACAAAGGCGCTCGCCAAAGAATGTCACTGTCGCCGGATATTCACCCTCCCCCCATGATCCGCGACGCCACAACAGCGACGCGTTACCAGCTCCTACCAGTGTTTGCGGGAAATCAATCAGCACATCCGCTGTTGCGGTGGCCCCAGCCTGCGCTGTAATCCGCACAACGCCATAACCCGAACTGGTATAAGTCCATTCTACCTTGCCGTCAGTCACCGTTCCACTTGTATGGCTGGGGATCGTCGTGCCGGTTGTCGCCGTTGTCGCGGCCAGGTATTCCTTTCCTTCCGATCTGCGATAATCCCCCGCCGTAATCGCGCTGGCTGTTTCCCATGGAACTGTCGAGGTGATAATCTGTTGATCAATTCTAACGATCCGGCCAACATCGCTGGCGCTGAAAATTGCAGCGCTCGCTGTAACCGTAATGCCGATCCCGGTTGCCGCCGAAACATACATAGTCGTGTCGGTGCTGTTCATCGCCTGCCATGGCCCTGCATCCGGTGCCAATGTGGTAAATGCCCAGCTTGTCGCCCCGGATCGCGTCAGTATCCTCGGGGCCAGCACCCGGCTGCGATCCGTGATGTAAATCAAATCCCCGCGTTGCGCGAAGTCGATCCCCAACTCTCCCCGCGAATTGGTCAACGCCGCAGCGCTGTAAGGCGATGCAATCTCATAAGGAATATCCACCGCACCGCCCGACGCATAAGCGCTGTAGCCCGTTCCGTCTACGTTGTCCCCATGTATCGTCGTGAGTGCGAATGTGTTTGCGGCAGCACTTGCCACCTTGAACCACCGCCCATTAACCTGCACTTCCCCGGCCACGCCGGAAATGAATACATCGTCCCCATTGTTCAGACCATGCGCCGCCGACGTGACAACCACCGGATTGGCTGATGTCATTCCCGTTATCGTCAATGGCGATCCAGTCACCACTGGCGATCTGTCGACATAGAACCGGCAATACAAATCTCCGAATTCGATCATTACCGCATCATCGCGAGATAACACGAACGGCACCAGCCGCGCTTGTCCGCCAGATTGCCGAATAAAACCGGTGCCAGCCCGGCGCAGAATCGGCCCCTGAATCGTCGGAATGAAATTGACACACCGAAAGGCCGATGCAGAATACCCCTCCATATCGGTCCGCCCGTCAAGCAGTGGACCCCACTCCCCACCGTTCAACGCTGCAATCAATGGGCTTGCCTTTGCCACCTACCAAGCCCTCGATTGCAGGAAACTACCGCTTCCCTTGACTGTTGGCGGCGTCCATAGCGCATGAGTGCGCCGTGCTTCCCGGAGCGCCTTCTGATACTGGAACAACGCGGCTTGCTGTTTCTGATTGCTTTGCGTCAATTCCTCAGCCGCATCAGCCGCAAGTCGGCAGGCAAAAACCTCCACAAACAGCGAATTGAACAAGCCAGAATTTGTCACCCTCGCGACGTATTCGTATTCCAATGGCGCTGACATATCTGTCTGGATTTTACCGTCCACAATGGAATACCCGCCATATGCTCTGGTTGACGGCCCGGTTACATAAACCCCGACCGTCCGATAATTGACATAATACCCATTGATCGTCAACGGGCGCAGATCATCAGAAGGGCGAGCGAAGATTTTAGAATACCCCCATTCGGGGACTTCGGCAGTGGCGGGAAGGTTCACCCTCTTGATTGCAAAACGCCATGCCCCAGCTTCCACTTCCGCATCACGCAACATCTCAAAGCGCGAGTTCATCGCCCTCGCGCCCTTGTTGTTGTCTGTGAGGCTGGTTATCCGGGCTTCTCCGAGTTTGCTCAGCGCCCGGTTGGCAATATCAACATCAGACGCCATGGTTCACCCCCGGAAATATAAAGCCCGCCCCCGAGGGGGCGGGTCTGTTTTCAAATGTCATCTTCCATCACGGCGAGCCGGATCGCATCCAGTGCAGAAAGCACCTTCAACTTCTTGCCGATGTCGCCCGCAGGAAGATTCGTGTCAACCACCGCCAACTCAACGTCCTTCGACGTGGTTGAACTGCCGATGGTTACATCGGGGGCATTGTGGCCCCCAACTGCTACGCCATAAAATCGGGTTGCCATCACGCACCCGCATCAACGTAGGTGACTTCCACACAGAGCGTTCCAGCACCGCCCATGTCAGTCGTCACAGTCCCCGCCACATCATACCAAATGCCGGGATCGCTTGGCAGACCAAGGGCTTCCCACAGCGGTTTGTCCTTGCCCTCGATCCCGTATACCGCGCTTTCGTGCGCCACATTGGTATCAACTAGCGCGGAGGTCACAACCTGCGCAGACGCAAAGTGGTCCGCGTCAACTACCGCGCTGCCGTTGTCAACAGTCTGGTAAAGTCCCAGGTCCATCGCGCCACTAACGGCGACAGCATCACAAGACAAAAGAACCTGCTTGATTACCGCGTTACTGGCGACTTGGCAGAATCGCAAAATATGCCCGACATCACTCGCCGTTGAAACCTCGATGATCCCAACGCCGGTCGTTTTGATCCGCGCGTTGTTGTAGGGTTGATTCGCAACGCGCGGCGTAAGCGCACGGTTGCTGATCAGTTCAGAAGAAGCATTCGCCATTTCATGTCACTCCGTGCATTCGATTTGGATAACACGGCCCTCTTCTAGCCGCGTCGCGCCGATAGTCGTAGTGGTTGAAAGCTGGTAAGGAACGCCAGAAATGTCAGGCCGTTCGTCCACACGGGCGGAAACATCACTCCAGACACCAAGGTGCATACCACTTGCGACCCACATTGGACACAGCCGGTAGGTGGCATTACTTGGCACCATCTCCGACACCACAATGTTAATACCGGCAAACCTGACAATGCGCCCATCAACCAGAACAGGCATGGTGTTCTGGGTAAAATAGTCAGTGTTGACCACTTGGGATTGCCGCAAAAGGTCTTCCTCTTGTTGCCCTGTGATCGCCATGTAAACCTTTTCGGTCGCAAGGTTTACATTCGCTTGCCGCAACAGCCTGCGCCCACGGATGATCTTGTCAACATTCAGGCCGCTGTCTGCCGCTGCGCCAATCGCGGCGTCAACACGATGATTAGTCGTATCGAACGCGGTCGTAGTGGCACCAGATCGCCCGGTTTTGGCATCAGCAAAGAATGCGTTGAAGATCGTTTCATCAAAGCGCCGGGCAGACGCCATAACCGCCGCTTGCGCCAAAACGCTTTGCGGGTCGATCATCATTCGCAGTTTGTCAAACGTGCTGATCATCTGCGGCAGTTCATAATCAACGGGGAATACCCATCGCCGATCCGTTGCAGCGTCAACTCGCCCCATCGGCGCGAATCGCGATGTGACTTCCAGCATCTCGACAGACCCATACTGATCAACAGCAACACCGCTGTCTCCAGTATACGGAGCCTCAGTAACAAGTCCGCGCATTGCACCGCCCTGAATTTGCAGCAGGTGCGCAACGTTGGTCGTGAATTGCTCCACGAAATGGGTGGGAACGTTAATGGTCATAGCCATCTCCTTGATTGCGTTTCAACAATCGAGAGTGGCTTATCCTGAACGGGGCCGTCTCTGTCGCTTTAGGCCCGGTCGGCCCCGTTCTTTGTCACGGCGTCAAGCGGGGGCGCTGCCCTTATCCGCATTACGCGGGCGACCAACTCGGGGGGCTTCCGCCTTTTCCCCTACGCTAGCTACCCATTCGGCCAATCGTGCGGCGTCTTGAATAAGTCGTGCCGGTTCTCGGACACCACCGCCGCTCGCTACAGCCTCAATGCACCGCATCCTAATCTCTTGATCATCCATAGTCAATTCCCCCCCGATACCATCTTGTTGAGTCTTTCCATCCTGTCAATGAATGGCTTGCGCAAATTCGCGTTGGAACTGGTATAACCAGCCATGAACTCTTTATCTGCAAACAATTCAGCGACTTTGAGTTTTGCGGCACTCGGCGACAATTGAAATTCGGCGCGTGGCTGATCGCCTTGAATGACCGGGTCTTCGTTCATTCCAGCGCCGACCTTGGCAAGAAAATCATAAAGCGCCTTCTTGTCGCCGGTCAACACATTGGCGAGCTGATCCTCTTGCATTCCGACACGGGCCATCACGCGAGCCGCAGAATTAAAGCCAGCCTCGTTCGTTTTCTTCCACTCATCAAATTCTGCCGCCGCCGCCACGTCCTGAGCTTCCTGCAATTTTTCCGCGATTGTGCCAGTGGTCTTTTGCAGTCCGGCAAATTGATCGTTGCTAAGCCCCAACTTGTGAGCATCCGCAGCAATGGCCTTGAATACCGCATCGTCGATACCGACCGCTTGCGTGTATTTGTCAGGTGATTCAGGTCTACCCAGCCGGTCATAAACTGCGGCCATCGCATCAGCGTCGTTAATCTTTTCCGGCAGCCTCAACAATTGCGATTCTGGCACGCCACGCAGCTTTTCGAGTTGCTGGTAGCTGGTCAGCACGGCACCAGGGTCTTTGAACCCCTTGGCCTCAGCGTATCCTTTCATCTCTGCGGGCAGGCTGTCCACCCACGATGCTTGCGCTTGTTCGCCTTGGCCCTCAACGGGGGGCGCGGTTTCTTCGGTCATTGGTCGCCGTCTCCTTTGGCATCGGCCCAAACAGCCGCGTTTTGACGTGGGAATAAACCCCGCGCCGCTCCACTGTTGCCGCCGTGGCTAGCGGGTCAACCATACCATAGTCATTCCTCGGTAGGCTAACCGTATCCCACCCACAGCGGGCTTTCAAATCCTGCAACACGATCTCTGCATCTGGACTCAGCACATCGTCATCCCGGAGGAACAACCGCCGCCATGCCAGCGCTACACTGTGTTCGCTCACTCACCTGCCCTCATACATTAATGCCACCGCGCCCAACCATTGTCATTGCAGCCTCGGGTTGTTGCCGCTGATTTGTTGCACCTCAGCCAATGTCTTGGCCGTCTCTGCCGCAATCGGAGCCGCCTGCAACAGCGCCCCCATTTCAGCTTGTGCAGCCTTTTGCTCATTCTCAGCCGCCAGTGCTTCATCCGACTTGATCACAGACGGCGGCGCACCGCTCGCCTCCAGGATGACCTTGCCGGTCTCACGAATATCATAAGCCTGCATGATGCTGGGATCAATCTGCGCAAACGCTGCCATTGCCTGAAACCCGCGCATGATTGCAACCACATCTTCTGTTCTTGCCGCTTTCGTCATTGGGCTTTCATACCTGATTTCCAAAGGCCGACCCGTCTGCCTTAGATAATCAGATAACTCAGGCGGCATTGGCGGGTGTTTGCCCTGCCTGAAAAGAATCCCGCTTTCGCGCTTGATCATCGGCCCCAACCATTCCGATTGCAGTCTGCCGACCATCGGCATAGTCATTTGCCCCTGTTGCTGCGCAATGAGCATTGATTGCGTTGCAGTCATGTTCGGGTTTTCTAGTAATACCCTGAACCACAAGCCGAGAAAACCGTCATCAATCTGGTTGCGCACGTCGGACATCAGGTCGCGTGTGATATCCGTCCGAACGCCAGTGTTAAATGGCACCACCATTGGACGCCCGTTATCATCCAGCGTCCCCGGATTGTGTGTTCCGGGTGACAGGTCATACTCGCTAATGTTGTCGGCAGACATGGTGGGCGGGTCAATCGTCATGTTCGCCGCATTGATAACTACGCGCTTCATCTCATTGAGCATCGCGATATCGGGCAGCAACTTGATTGCCGGACCACGCCCATACCGTTCCCGCGTCGATACACCATCGCGGCTTACAATATAAGGCTGCTCATTGTAGCCATCTTCCTTGACGATTTCCTTGCCGTCTGGGAACAGGTAATACCCGGCAAATGGCATCCCCGTTTCATCCATCCGGCCCGGCGCGAAATCATCGCGAGGCGAAACACAGTGCAAAAACTCAAACCGATCGCCGATCTTACCGGCATTGTATTTTTTTAACACCCTGTCAGGCGTCCGCTTCCCGAACATTTGCACGGCTTGCCGTGCTGTCAACTCAAACTTGCGGTGCACCGTGTCGATTTGACCGTCGCTGTTTTCATCAATGTAAATCTCTGACAGGTGGATTGCACGATACCGCGCGCCCCCAGCCTTGGACGGCTCGACAAGCATTGCGCCGGTTCCAAACAAGCCAAGTGATTGCCGCACCTCATGCGCTTGACTGGCGAAAAACGATGACGGCGAATACCTCATACGCCACAGGGAGCGATTCAATTCATCCAGGTAAATCTTGACGTTGTGATTTTCATCAATTTTATTGTCCCCGGTTTGCAAGAAATGCCATAGCGTGGTGCGCGGCATCAATCCGGCCTCGATTGCCGCCGTGTATTTGTCCAGCGCGCTCATGGGGAAACTGTCGTGCTGCTCCAGATTTAGCCGCCCGCCAGCCGTTTGATTCCCAAATTGATTAATCGCTGGCATGACCAGCTTTTCAACCGAACGCCACAACGATTCAAACGGCGCACGGATAGCCACCAAATCATCATGTCGTTGCAGCAGGTCTTGCGCATCCATGTCAATTTCCCAGCACTTGGCGTTGCGCCGTCGGTGCCGCGCCCCCCGCCGACAGCATTGTTACCGCGCGGCCTTTCATCATACGCGTCCGCAATTGACCCTCAATCGAGGCCCGTTCCTGGTCAACCTCGGGCAACGGTGTAGGGGGTTTTGTCTTCGGTGCAAACAGGTTCATGCGAAAAAACTCCTCTTTTCACGCCGAATTGGCCGAATCGGTATTGCATTCGTTTTGGATAGCGGCGGGAATAACTCTGTCATTGCCCATACTAGCGCATCTACACGGTCAGGGGAATACCCCTGCGCGCGTCTGTCAAACCCGGTCGTTATCGAACACATCTGGTCCTCCAATTCTGGGAACTCATCCAGATGATACACCAATTTGCGCTCATACAATCCGGCAATCGGCTCCGCCCGTATCACCTTGCCACGCGATGCATGAACCAGTTTAATGTGTGCCGATCTGGCTCCAGAATTAGCTTCAATCGACCGAATGACGCTTTCGACCATATCGCCGCCTTGGTTAGCCTCAGCCACAATACAATCCGCCTGTGTCTCATGATACAAGCTAAGCGCCACCCGCGCCCATTCCTCGGGCCTAAACTTTCCACTGGCGTCGTCAATTACATAGCCCTTGGTCTGGCTGCCAATGCCTTTGATGCCCGCGACCACAATCCCCGTCTCATCGCTACCGGCGTTACTCGTAGTCGCAGGATCAACTGCCACCACGATGCGTTGCATATCACCCGGCGGCTCAGCGCGCAAAATCATTGACCGCCGCCAAATCGCTTCTTCAACATCAGCCGAATACTCACCGAGCAAAAACCTCCGCCGATTGCGCTCACCCATGTCTCGCAGGGTATCGAACATGCTGGCAGGTAAATTAGCCACGTTGTCATACGGATTGACAAACAGGTGCTTGTAGCGCGTCCGGTCGATAGCCTTCCCGCTTTCTGGGTGAGCCCCTACCACCCAGGTTTTATATGTCCAATGCGATGTCGTGGTAGGATTTAGGTCAAGATATTCTTTGAGCGCCAGATCGGACCCGTCAACCTTCTTCACCGATTGCGCCAGACGGGTCAACACCTGCTCACGAATTGCAAACGCAAATTCCGATGCCTCATTGCCGTAGACCGTGGCATATTCACGGCCCAAAACCTTATCCACGTTGCTATCGTCGAGGCCTGCCAGCCACACTTGTGAACCATTGGCATACTCAAAATAGCCGTCTTGCGCGTGAAATTTAGGCAGAGGGTCGCCAGTCAGCGCGTGGACTTTCGGAAATGTATCAATGCCAATCGACTGTCGAGCCGATACCGCGTGTTTGCGATAGACCAAATGACGCGAACCGGGCGCGGCCCATGCACGTCGATCAATGAAATAACACAGCGCAAACGTTTTACCTGATCGCGACCCACCGACTGCCAGAATATGCTTCGCCTCGCCCGAAGCAAGCGCGCGCAACTCAACTTGTTTTTCTGTGAGCTCGATCACAAGCCAGCGTCATCTTTTGAAATCACAACATTGACAGTGCCGTCTACGCTCACCGGCTGACTTGGCAATCCAAATGCCCGGTCTTGTGCGTTGCTGATCAATCGCAAAATATCAGAGCCAGTCAAACCGGCCAGCAATTCCTCAGTGGTTTTTGTAGCCTGCGCCGCCGTAAGCGCCTTGAGAATACGATTGGCAGCCGCCTGCGCGAGCCTGGCGTTCTCATTCTCCATCAGCTTTTGCGCTGATGTTTTACCGCATGGGTTATTTATTGCGCCCTTTTTGAATTGGTGCTCCTTGGGGGGCTTACGCCAACCCACCTCATATTTATCTGTCCCCTTCATACGTGAATGATACTCTAACCTAATCATAAATTCAATACCAGGCATTCTACTGCGCCGCACCAGGGCGCGCCCGTTCGCGCTGTCGCATTTTGTGCTTGACAGTGGCGCACATTGCGCCTATTGTTGGGGCATAGAGAGAGAGGAACACACCATGGCAACCAGCAGCAAATCCTACACCGTCACGAAAGCCACTGCCGATGCATTCGTCGCGCGTTATGGCACCAGCTATGATGGCTACCAGATGGCGCGCGAAA